ATGGAAATAGAGGTACTTAAAAATGGATAGTATTAAAAAGAACTTAACTAACATAGTTGTCATCATTGGTTTAATTGGTTCCATTGGAGCTGGTTTTACAAAGTATGGAGAACTGACTACTAGATTAAATGAAATAGAAGGTAGATCTTCTACTGACTATTCTGCACAGATTGCAGTATTAGAAGAAAAGGTTGCTAAACTAGAAAATGTTGACACATCACATGAACACGAACAAGAAGAACACTCACACACAATAACATTAATAAATAAAAAAGAAATCGAATTATTAAAGGTTAAAATAGACGAGATCAAAGCATCTGCTTCTAACCCGCTTGGTGGTTAATCTGGTCTGGGTGGCTGGATTTGAACCAGCGATCCCTAGCTCCCAAAGCTAGTGCGTTACCAGGCTACGCTACACCCAGACATATATTTTTTTGAGACTTGTATCAGAGAGTAATCAGAGAGTAAATGATGTATCAACGTGATAACAGCTAGGAAAATTAACCCTTATTTAATACGCATTTTTGTCAACTTTAATTGTCTAATCGTGGTTGCAAGTGTTATATAACAACGATAAAAAACAAAATGATTGGTAGGTTCGAATATTACCAATACCTATTGGCACACAACAATTCTAAACCATCAGAGAGTAAACGAGAGAGTAAACTAAAGAGGTTTGCTATTTTTTTTGTATTTTTTGAGGGGAAAAAGTAACGAGGGAGTTGCTAGCTCCCTCTAATTTTTATGATTTTTCTTTTTCTTTTTTAACAAAATGTTCGTATTTTAAATAAGCGTTTTGTTTAGCTAAATTTTTAATTTTAGTATTAACTGCTTCTTTAAGTGTTCTACCATTATTATATATCTCAAATAACGCTTTAGCTTTTTGATCTATTTCAACAATATCTGGTTCAAAAGCAGTATTATAAAGTTTTACTTTTAAATTAAAAATTAGCTTTAATAACTTATCAAATTTAACATCATTTTTAGTCTTTTTAATCATAGTTATTAAGCACGCTTTTTAATATTAAGAAATCGAGGATCGTTTCTATCTTGCTCAATATAACTATCCGAAAGATGTTCTTTAATTGGAGCAGCAAGTGGCAGCTCTCTATCTTGGTATGTATTTTCGCCAGCTAGTTCTCGATTTAATTTAGGCATTAATGGAGCATACTTGCTCTGTAATTTACGTTCTTCTCTTACATTAGCCTCTATCTCTAAAAACTTTTTAGCCACTCTCTGCTGCTCTTTAAGAGGCACAGATGCTAATAGAGTTTCTGGATTACCACTAAATAACAATTCAATATTCCATTTTTGCTCTTTGGCCAAAGTAAATAAATGGTGTGAACTTATACCATTTAATCCTTTTTCGTACTTCTGGATTTGCTGAAAGCTGACTTTTAAACTTTTAGTCAACCTCGATTGCGTTCTTTTAGATAATGTTCTTAAAACAAACATCATCTTTGCTATTCTCTCTTTTTCTAATAAAGCATCCATGCCTTATCCTTTCGTTATTAGATTGATAGCAGTCTTTCTTTGTTTCTCATTCAAATTCAAATCTCTTAAATAATTAGATTGTCTAATATCTTTAGAATTACCAAATCTATTATCCATTTGTTTTTCTGTTAAAATTTTAAGTTCTTGCATTCGAGATATGCTCCACTTTCTAAAAGGAGACATCCCATTTGGCCAATTAATACCTAATCTTTTAGCAGAAACTTTAACTCTTTTTCTGGCTCCGTGAATTGGGATATTAAACACTCTTTTAAATGTTCTTTTTTCCATTTTATTTGTATCTGGATTTAAAAAAGTTACGTTTCTATGAGTAATTGGAAACATTTGCGCCTTCATCCAAACACTAAATAACTCTAAACATTCATCAGATAATTCAACAAATCGTCTCTGGGTTTTTACCTGGTATGGTCTAAAATTATTTTCTTCATTAATAGAATGATCTATATAAATACCATCAGTTTCTATATTTTCATAACAGATACCAAGCAGCTCATTTAATCTGGCTCCACTTTCAGCTGCACATTTATATAATGTTCTTAATTGTAAATCTGGTTCTTTATTGACAACAGCTAACAGCTCTGGAGTAGTAGGCATCCACTTAATTTGAGTATTGTAATCTTTAAAATATTTTGGCCCGAATTTAAAATTAGCAATGGTATAGTCAATCTTCCATTGTCTGCTGGCACAAAAATTTACGAATTTTTTAAATTCTAATACCGCAGCTCTAATAGTTACTCTACCAATGGTTTCAGTTTTTTTCTTATAACTACCGAACCCACCTTTTTTAACCCATTGTAGAGCTTTACTATTTTTAATACCAAGTAAAGTTACTTCTCTAAAATCTGATAGTAAGTAGTCTGCTAGATATTGCTTATTGATATGGGGTCTAACATGATTGTTAATGTATGCTACTTGCATATCTTTATATTTAGATGTCGTATCTGGATCGCTATTGATAACTTTAAAATATTCATCAAAAGCAAAATTAAATTCTATTTTTTGATCGATGACATCTATTTTATCTGAATTTTCTAGTTTAGATCTTAACGCTTCAGCTTTCCTTTTTTCATTCAAACCAAAAGTTTCTTTGTTTTGTTTTTTAGTTTTGCCGTTTACCTGGTAAACAACTTGAACGCATAGTTTTTTACCGCCAGCTCTATCAACAGTAACAACTTGAACTTTCATATTTAAGCAGCCTCCAATTCGTAGTATTGTTGTTTGTATAATTGAGATTTAAAAACTTCTCCAACAAAGTGATGTTGTTTAAGTTTTTTTAAATTCTTAAACCAAGCAACCATGACAGACAAATCGTTATTCATTTTGTAAGTAGTAGTTTTTAATTTTAAATGGATCTTACCAACGTAGTCGTAGTTATGAGATCCAGTAAAAAATTTACTAACAAAAGCATTTAACCACTTACCCTTGTCTGTATTGTTAGAGATCTTTGGTACTTTGTACTCGCAATCTTTTTTGTAATTGCTGTAACCAGTATTAAGATTTTTTTGATATGTAACTATCAAGCAGCCTCCTTTTTTTTAGTTGATGTTTCCTTATCCCAAACCAACAAAGTTCTACCGATAACTTTGGATGACTTATTTTTTTGTGGAAGTATTATTTTTATGAAATATTTTTGCAAGTTGGCGTAACTCGCAAACTTTATAGTTTTTAAGTTTTTTACCATATATAATTTATATAATGGTTGATTGCTGATTTGTCAACACTTAATGCAATATAGTTAATTTATTGTCAAATTGGCTTATCTTAATGAAGGCGTAGGAAGGGTATTACTAAAGTTAATTAGTTTAGAATAGTTTTAAAGTAAAATATTTATGCTTCTATTTTACTTTGTTGGTCTTGCAGTTGGATCACATCAATTAATTTGGCGTGAGCTGTCTTTGACAACGCTGCAATTCCTGGAGGATATTTTCCCCCATTTTTAGTTTTAAGTCTCATTATCTTTGCGTTCAGAGACTTTCTCTCTTTTTCCTTTATCTGAATTTGTTGATCCAGATGAGAGTAATGGGTTATCGCCATTATTTACCTCTTTTATTCTAGCGAATTCAAAGCTGACAGTTTTACCATCAACTTCATAAACAGCAGCTTCGCTAGGTATAGTTTGTTTATAAGCTGCCGAAACAGAAGGGAAGGTTTCTTTAACTGTAAAGTTAGCACTTCCATTCCAGAATTTTTCAATCTTCTTGTTCATTTGGGTAATCTCGTTCTAAAATTATTTTGCAGTAATGGATTATTTTTTTAATATCTTCAGATTTATTTTTATTTTGATGTCTGCACGCAAGTTTAACAATATTTCCCTCAGCAAACAAGAGTTTATTCTCACATATAAAATATGCTGGGGATACTTTTAAATCTTTATAATGAGATCCGCCAACTTGTTCAGACAAACATTCATAATTAAATTCTTTAAATATATCTTCGTGGGTCATTGTTTTATTATCTGAATGCTTCTTGCTTTTCCTGGTAATCTTTTTATCCATTTTCTATCTTCTAATTGGCTTACTCGTTCTTTAATCGAATTTTTTGATTTTAAACCTACCGCCATCTTCATTTCTTCATAAGATGGCGATATGTTTTTTTTCGCAATATAGTTTTTAATAAACTTGAAAAGTTTTAGTTGCTTTGCAGTTAAACCATATTGATCCATAAATTACTAAAATGGTATTTCAGTTCTATTATCAGCTTGTGGTGCAACTGGTATAGCTGTTCCCGTTTTCTTGATAGTAATCTTTAAAGATTTATCTTCCTGGATATAAGCAGATGCTTCCATCCAAACACCATCAATGGTAAAGTTTTTTCTATACGGCTTACCCGTTTTATTATTAACTTTATCACTATCCGTTAAGACTAGATCGGGTCTATTTTTAGTAGCCTCGTCTCCAGGTGTTTTATCTGCGTTACGTTTCAAACTAAATGTAGCCACCCAGTTTGGATCTTGTGGTTTTTTAAAATCAGCCATATATGTTTATCCTTTCGTAAATTGCTGGTTTCTATCTACAAAGGCTTTTTTTAATTGTTCAAACCTAGGTAAATTTTGTTTAGATAATTTAATTAAAAAATCTTTATTCTGACTTTTTAATTGTTCTAAATTTGCTTGGTGCGTACACGTCTTAATTCTTTGTTCAATAATATCTGCGTGATCTAATTTAATACCCGTATTCTCATTATTATTTTGTTTCTCATTTGGCATTTCTTGATCTGAATAGACGTTGCCGTGAATACCTAATGCTTTTAAAATTGCACGATCCACAGCTCGTTTTTCTGCAATCGCTACTGGATAATCAAACTGGTTATTTTTAGGAGAGGCTTCTCCAAGTGTTATAAATTTTTTAGTATTATATAATGCAACTGCTTTAACTACTGCAATATCTTTATCTAAATTACAATGTACTAAATCTATATTTGTTTCTATATTATAATGCTGGGCCAATCCTTCTACTTCCAAATGTTTTATAATCCACTTGCCAGGCTTAAACTCCCACATACCACCATTTGTTTTTAATCTTTTAAGATAACCTTCAAGTGATATTAAATTTATGACGTTACCCATGAAGCTCCTTCGCATAGCCAGAGTTTGAATGAAGGTAAAAGAATACTGCTGTATTAAAACCTTTGTCGTGCATCGCTACACGATCACTCTGGCTATATTTAACAAAACCTATCAACACAAAGAGGGAGATAAAAACAATTATCCCAAGGAGCAATCGATGTTTATTATTGTTTTTTTTCGGTTCTGCTAAATTCTTTTTCAACAGCCAAGGCTGTAAATTTAAAACTGATATATTTTGTTTCATTCTAAACCCCATAGTTTCATTGCAATATCTTTATGTTCTCCCATACCTTTCCAAAAGAAGTGGTTAAAGTCTGGAGCTATATCTTGATGCCAAGTAGTTTTACCCGCATGATTTTGCATTACTCTTTCTCTACGTTTAGCAACCATAGTTAATCTATTAAGATGTTTTTTTAGATTTTCTGGTTTCATTGCTTCGCAATTTTCTGGAGTAAAAATATTGTATTGTTCTTCATTCATTACAAATAAATGAGGTTTCTTTTTTTCGTAATTTGAAAAATAATAAAAGGCAACTTGAGCTAGGTGGTCATCAAATCCTAAATAACCTTCATCTATTTTTGGTAAAGAATAATTAGATGTACCATCTTTTCTTGGTCTATTTTTCTTACGCCATTTTGTTTTTAATTCGACAAAATTATGTTCATCTTCTAAATCTATTCTACCTATTGTTGGAAGTATGCAACCATCTAAAAATAATGATACAGATCTTTCACATTCAATAGGGGATGTTAAATTAATTTCTCTTAAACCAGTTTTTAATGTTTGGAATGCTTTTGCTAAACCTAGTCTATTAACATCATGCTGCGCTTTATCTATGTCATCTGCGGGTTCGTATAAATTAAATTTATCTAAAATTTTATCAAATACTTTTCTTTGTGGTGGGATCTCTTTTTTAACTAATCCTTTACCAACTTCATGCTGCCATAAAAAATTACCAAATACTAATTGAGCAAGATCTCCAAGACAAACTCCAGAAAACATTTTAGAATTTATTGGAAGTTTTCTTCTTTGTTCTTGAGTTAAATATAAATATTTATAACTCCAAATATCATCTGCCTGGTTCAGTTGTGATGGCGACCAATGATTAAGTTTATAAAGTTCTACCCACTCTGGCAGATCCTTTATGTTATCTAAAAAATCATCTGTAACTTTTTTTGCTAATGCTTGTTCTTTTGTAATCATAAAACAAATCAAATACTTAATTAGAACAATCAGTAAACATTATATGCTTACTGTCAACAACAGATATGTATTTATGTCAACTGGAGGTGGGGATATGTTTACTTAAAGTGTTTTACAATCAACTCTGGGTCGTATTTAGCTTTAACGGGAGCAGCTACTTCAAAATCATCGTAAGTTAAATCATCACATAATGGATTTAATAATTTATCGGTATAACTATTTACAATTTGTAATTTACCATTTCCTTTTGGTTTTAGTAAAGCAACCAAGGGATGCCAAACGCTAGCTCTACCAATAACTTCACTTGTAGATAATTTATGATTATTTCTTTTTTTAAATTCTTTACTTGCCGTTATATAACATACTTGGCCAACACAATTTTTATTAATTTTTTTATTTTTTGGAATATCAAATAACCAAATTTCGCCATCTGTGGGAGTACCTGGACTATCCATTTGAACAGCTTTAACTTGATCGTTATACCATTCAAAAGGTACTTTAATTTTTATTTGTTCTTCTTTTGGTATATCTTTTAATAATCCATCCCATGAACAATTATGTTTTAAAACAACATTTACAGATGGTTGATAAATTTCTACTGGATGACAACCTAAAACTTTTGCAATAGCTTCAGCATTCTCCCATGTTATTTCACGGCTATTTTTTACCCAACGATTGACAGTAGTTTTATCTCTACCAAGTTCGTTTGCTAATTTTAATTGAGGTATGTTTTTTTCCTCTAACAGTTTTTTAAGTAAAGCCATAGTATTTTTTTTTGGATCCTCGTTATGTTTTATATTATCTATGATTCTTAAATCTGTTTTCTTTATTGTCATATTGGCAACTATAAATCAATAGGTATATATTTGTCAAGTGTTTGT